TAATAACAATGATGCTGGTGGAGGTGGCGGTGGTTTTTCTGCAGCAGGCGCAGATGGAAATTGTTCAGCTGCGGGTGCAGGTGGAGCAGGATTAAATGTTGCACCGTTATTTCCAGGATCGCCTATAACAGGAGTTGCTGGTGGCGGTGGAGGTGGATCACAAGAATTACCAGGAGGTGCTGCAAATCCAGTTGGTGGCGGTGGAAAAGGAGCAGGAACTCCTGGAGGAACAAGTAGTGGTGAAAATGGAACTGCTAATACTGGTGGTGGAGCAGGTGGTTCTGGTGGTGGAGGCGCTGGAGGACCAGTGCCAAGTTATTCTGGTGGATCTGGAGTTATATTAATAAAAGAAGTAAACAAAGCAAGTGGTGTATGGTCAATGAAAAGTCAGTTGCAAGCACTACAATGTGGAACTTGGCCAAAAAAATTATTATCATTACAAAGTGCTGCTGTTATGGTAGTCGGTGGTGGTGGCGGAGCGCCAAGTGCACCTTCACCAGGTGGTGGAGGAGCTGGAGGTATGATACTTTCTCCAGGTCCTGTAGCTATAATAGGTTGTTCAGAATCAAGCACTGTTGATATTACTATCGGAGCCGGTGGTGATGGTGGATCTTGTGGAGGTGGACCTGGTAGTATTGGAGATGCTGGAAGCGATACAACAGTTACAATAACAGGTGGTACACCTTTAGTTGCAAAAGGAGGTGGAAGAGGTCAAGCTCCTAGTGATGCGCCATGTACTGCAGCAACAATCGGTGGTTCGGGTGGTGGTGGTAGAGGAGAAGATGGTACTCCAGGAAATACAAATCCAGGTAGTGCTTCTAATCAAGCTCCCTCTATGCCTTCAAGTTTATCACCTTTTGGTTTTGGAAATGCCGGTGGTACCGGAACTTCTTGCGGTACATCTCCTAATAGACAAGGTGGAGGAGGTGGTGGAGCTGGAGGTGCTGGTGATCCTTCTAGTTCTAATAATGGACAAGGTGGATCAGGTAAAGATGTTTCTCCTATTTTTGGATCAGCACCGCAGCCTTTTTATATTGCAAACGGACCAAATGCTGGAGCATCAGTTTCTGGTATTTTCGGTGGTGGTGGCGGAGGTAGACAGTGTGCTGCATCAGGTAACCCTGACAATGTAGGTGCAGGTGGATCAGGTGGTGGTGGAAATGGTGGTGCACCTAGTGGAAGTCCTCTTGTTACAGGAAATGGTACTGCAAATACAGGTGGTGGTGGAGGAGCAGGTTTTGGACCAATTCCTAATTCTGGAACAAGTTCAGGTCCAGGTGGAAATGGAGGATCTGGTATAGTTTTAATTAGAGTTCCTGGGCCGCAAGTTCCAAGTGGATTTGCTGTATCTCCTGGTACTAATAGTATTACTACGCAACCTTGTGGAGCTAAAGTTGCTTCTTTTACAGTATCTGGTACATTAACAATTTCTTAATATTTACTTTTGTTTAAAAATAAGTAAAAAAGGTTTAGAATACTTTATGAACCTTGTAAATTATTATTATTATTTTCAATCAGCAATACCTTCTAGAATTTGTGATGAAATTGTAAAATATGGAAAATCTATTTCTGATCAAATGGCAGTTACTGGTGGTTTTGGTAATAATAAAAAATTAAATAAAACACAAGTAAAAGATTTAAAAAAGAAAAGAAATTCAAATATTGTTTGGATGAATGATAGATGGATTTATAAAGAAATACAACCGTATGTACATAAAGCAAACAATGAAGCTGGTTGGAATTTTAATTGGGATTTTTCTGAATCTTGTCAATTTACTAAATATGAAAAAGGACAATTTTATGATTGGCATTGTGATAGTTGGGATAGACCATATATAAGAAAAGAAGGTGATCTTTCTAACGGAAAAATAAGAAAATTATCTGTAACAGTTAGTTTATCAGATCCTAAAGATTATAAAGGTGGAGAGTTAGAATTTGATTTTAGAAATCAAGATCCTGATAAAAAACCTAATGTTAGAAAATGCAAAGAAATATTACCAAAAGGATCTTTAGTTGTATTTCCTAGTTTTGTTTGGCATAGAGTATGTCCTGTAAAGAAAGGGTCAAGATATAGTTTAGTAATATGGAATTTAGGATACCCTTATAAATGAGTTTTCCAAAACAATTAAATACAGAAGAATATTTTAAATGTCCTATTTGGCATGCAGATGAACCTAAATATGTAAATAAACTAAATAAAGCTTCTGATAAATATATTAAAGAAGCACAAAAAAGTTTAAAAAAATCAATTAATGAAAGAAATAAAAAATTTGGAGATAAAGGAGATATGGGTAATGTTTTCCATTCAACATCATTAATAGGTGATCCTAAATTTAAAGAATTACAAGATTATGTCGGTGCAACTTCACATAATTTATTAAGCGAAATGGGTTTTGATTTATCTAATTATAAATTATTTACAACTGAAATGTGGGTTCAAGAGTTTGCTAAAAAAGGTGGTGGACACCATACTTTACATACGCATTGGAACGGACATATATCTGGATTCTATTTTTTAAAAGCAAGTGAAAAAACATCTATGCCAGTTTTTGAAGATCCAAGAGCAGGTAATATAATGAATCTTTTACCAGAAAAAGATAAAACCAAAATAACTTATGCAACCACGCAAGTTCATTATAAAGTTAAACCAGGTACTATGATTTTTTTTCCGTCTTACATGCCACATTTATATAGTGTAGATTTAGGATATGAACCGTTTAGATTTATACATTGGAACTGTCAAGCAATACCGAAAGGAGTAATTAATGTCGTTCAAAAAAAATAAATATAGTGTTTTAAAAAAAGCAATATCAAAAGAGTTAGCAGATTTTGTTTATAAATATTTTTTAAACAAAAGAAATGTAGCGAGAGTATTATTTGATTCAAGATATGTCTCGCCTTTTACAGAATATTTTGGTGTATGGAATGATCCACAAGTACCAAATACTTATTCTCATTATAGTGATATTGCAATGGAAACTTTGTTACAAGAAGTAAAACCAATTATGGAAAAACACACTGGTCTTAAATTAAGTCCTACATATTCGTATGCTAGAATTTATAAAAAAGGAGATGTGTTGGCAAGACATAAAGATAGATATTCTTGTGAAATATCTACTACCTTAAATTTAGGTGGTGATGATTGGCCAATATATTTAGATCCAACAGGTAAAGAGAGTCAAGCTGGTATTAAAATAAATCTAGAACCTGGAGATATGTTAATTTATTCTGGTTGTGACTTAGAACATTGGAGAGAAGAATTTACAGGTAAAGATTGTGGTCAAGTATTTTTACATTATAATAAAGCAGGATCTAAAATGGCAAAAGAAAATGCATTAGATAAAAGACCTTTATTAGGTTTACCTGCTTGGTTTAAAGGCTTTACTTTAGCAAAAAAATAAATAATATCTAATTTCGGGACAAAAGAAGTTTCCACCAAACCACCCTTTTGTCCCTTTAAATAATCACTATATTTTTTCTGTATTTGTTATATAATGTTTTTATTATGCCATTAACTCAATTAAATTTTCAACCTGGTATAGATACCGAAAACACAGAAACAGGTGCAGAAGGTAGATGGTCAGATTGTGATAAAGTAAGATTTAGAAAAGGACTGCCTCAAAAAATAGGTGGTTGGACAAAATTTAGTCAAGATCATTATGTCGGAGTAGGAAGAGCTTTAGAACAATGGCTTGCTTTATCTGGATCAAGACTAGAAGCTCTAGGTACAGATAGAAAAGTTTATGTATTTGCCTCTGGTACAAGTGCTGATATTACTCCATTACGACAAAGCAACTCTTTAACCAGTGTATTTAACACTACAGCAAATAGTGCTAATATTACTGTAAATCATACTGCTCATGGAGCTAAACTTGGAGATTTTGTAACCATATCAAATTGTTCTGTTGCAAATGTTGGTGGTATAGCAAATACCAGTATTAATGCTGAATATGAAATTGTTTCAATAACTAATGCGGATGCATATATAATAACAAGTAATAACACAGCATCTGCAAATGTAACAACTACAGCTAATTGCACTGCTAAATATCAATTATCTATTGGACCAGATAAACAAACTTTTGGCTTTGGTTGGAGTACAGGAGCTTGGAATGTTGGTACATGGAATACACCAAGATCAAGTTCTAATGTAACTATTGATATGAGACAGTGGTCTATAAACAATTGGGGTGAAGATTTAATAATTACACAAAGAGATGGAAGTACATATTATTATGATACTTCTCAAGGTCTTTCTGATAACAGAGCTGAAGAAATAGCGAATGTTCCTACAGCAAGCACTTTATCTGTAATATCTACAGAGACAAGACACTTAATTTTAATGGGAACAGAAACAACTATTGGTACACCTTCTACTCAAGATAAAATGTTTATTCGTTTTAGTGATCAAGAAAACTTTGAACAATTTACAGCTAACGCAACAAACTCTGCGGGATCGCAAAGAATTGCAGGTGGTAGTGAAATAAGATGTGCTAGACCTGCTAAAGGTACTATTCTTATTTGGACAGATACTACTATGCATTCAATGTCTTTTGTAGGTCCACCTTTTATATTTGGTTTTAGACAATTAGGTAATGATTGTGGATCTGTTGGTTTAAATGCTGCAATAGTTGTAGATGATATTGCTTATTGGATGTCTGATGGACAATTCTTTAGATATGCTGGTGCAGTTCAAGAATTACCTTGTAGTGTTCTTAATCATGTTTTTAATGATATAAATAAAACACAATATGCACAAGTATATGCTGGACAAACTTCTAATTTTTCAGAAATAATTTGGTACTATTGTTCTAGCAACTCGGATCAAATAGATAAATATGTAATATATAATTATTTAGAAAACAGCTGGTATTTTGGAAATTTAGAAAGAAGCACTTATCAAGATAATGGTGTTGAATTAAATCCTTTAGCTTCTGAATATACAGCTAATTCTACAGCGAATACATTTTCACAAATAAATGGTTTAACAGCTGGAAGAAGTATAATTTACAGGCATGAATCAGGAGTAGATGATGATGGTACTGCATTAGAAGCATTTATTCAATCTGGTGATGGAGATATTGCAGATGGAGAAGAATTTAGTTTTATAAATAAAGTTATTCCAGATTTTCAAAATATGGAAGGTAATGCAGTAATTACTTTAAAAACAAGAGATTATCCTAATGATAGTAAAACAACTGGAGAGGCAATTACAGTTAACAACACAACTAGGTTTTTTAATACTCGTATTCGTGGTAGACAATCTAGTTTAAGAATAGAAAATCAAAATGTAGGAGATAATTGGAGATTTGGAACAATAAGAATTAATATAAGACCTGATGGAAAAAGATAAATATCATATAAGACAAGCCAAAATTAGTGATGCTGTTAAGATTAGAGAATGTTTAAGAACATGGCTACACGAGGCTCCTTTCAATTTTGGTAACATAAATAACACTAAAATACTAGAAAACATAGTATTTTACATTAAACATAATTTTGTTATAGTATTAGAAAAAGAAAATATTATTGTAGGTACATTGGCTGCAACGATAGATGATACATGGTATAGTGATAAAAAGTTTTTAAGAACACTATGGTTACATGTACATCCTAAACATAGAAGCTACTCAGCTTTTCGTGCAATAATGTTGGTTTTAAAAGAGTATTCTTTAAAACATAATCTCACAACAATATTAGAGGTTATGCAAGGAAAAGATGTTTTTAGAAAACATAATGCTTTTTTAAAATTAGGTTATAAAAATATTGGAGGAACATATATAATCAATGGGTAGTCTTTTCAAACCAAAAACAACTGTAGTTCAAGCGCCGTCACAACAAACTGTGACATCGAACATACCAGAATATTTTAAAGAAATTCAAGAACGTGCATTAAGACGAGCTGAAAATGTTTTTAACGAACCTTATACTGGTTACCAAGGTCAACGAATAGCTCAGTTAACACCACAAGAACAACAAGTTGCAAACGTATTTGGCACTCAAATTTTACCTCAAGCAGGTCAATTAGCTCAAATAGGTGCTCAAACTTTTGATACTGCAACTGCTGCACAATATATGAATCCTTATACTAATAATGTAATTCAATCAACTATATCTGATTTAGGAGAAGCATATCAAATGGGAGATAGAGCTTTATCTACAAGAGCTGTAGGTGCAGGAGCTTTTGGTGGTAGTAGAGAAGGAGTTGAAAGAGCTTTATCTAGAGAAAGATTTCAAGATCAAGTTGCTGACGTATCTGGTAGATTACGTCAAGCTGGTTTTGAATCAGGTGCTCAAAGATTTGCTGCTGATCGAGCAGCACAGTTACAAGCAGCTCAAGCACAACTATCAGGTCTTGCAGGTGCAGCAGCAGGTTTAGGACAATTTGGTGCTACAGCAAGAGGAATAGAACAAGCTGCATTAGCAGAGCAATATAGAGATTTTATTGAAGAAAGAGATTTTGAATCAGGTCAAGTAAGACAAATGATTGGATCATTAGCCGGTGCTCCTATAAGAACATACGGAGAAGAAAGATCAGGATTTGTTGGAACACCAGTAGGTGCGCCTAGTCCATTAATGCAAATAGTTGGAGCAGGTCAAGCTTTATCTGGTTTTTCTGATATTAGATTAAAAGAAGATATAAAATTAATTGGTAAATCTCCAAGCGGTATAAATGTTTATAACTTTAAATATAAAGGTAACAATACAACATATCAAGGTGTAATGGCACATCAAGTACCACATGCTTCGTCAGTACACGATAGCGGTTATTTAATAGTCGATTACTCTAAGGTAGATGTTGAATTTAAAAAGGTAAACTAATGGTAGAAGAAGAAAAAAAAGTTGAAGCTGAAGTAGTTGGTAACGCACTAGAAAACGAAAATAAAAAAGTTGAAGGTGGTAATAATAATGATGGTGGTGGCGATAATGAAAAAAAAGGTTTTTTCTCTACAGTTGGCGATGCTTTTTCTTCTCTTGCAGATACTTCATCTAAAAAATTAGATGAAATATATTCTGATAATGCTAAAAGAACTGCTTTTTTATCAGGATTAGAAACAATTATAGAAGCAAGTAGTTTTACGCCAATAACTCAAGCTAAATCACCTTTAGGTAAATTAGCAGTTGGACAGAAAAAAGGTATGCTTGCATCAAAAGCATTAGAGTTACAAGAAAGTAAAGCTCTATCAGATAGAATAAAAGCATTAAATACAGGTAAAGATAGAAGGTATAGACCAATAGAAGAAGAATTTATTTTAAAAGAATATGGTAAATACCAAGAAAATTATGATAAAAGTAAAGCAGGTTATAATGCAACATCGACAGCATATGATACTCTAGCAAAATCAAAAAATTATGACATAACTGGTATAATGGAAGATTTCTTTTTACCAGTAGAAGAAATTGCATTAAGTTTAGGGTACGGTGATGTTATTGATAATTTTAGAAAATCAAAAGCAGAAAATAAACAATACGTGCCAGAGCCAGAGGAACTTGTAAAATTAAAACAAATTTTTGATGCTACATCTAAAACTAGAATATTATCAAAAGTAAAAGATTTATATCCAGTATCTAATGCAGACATTGAAATATTATTAAAAGGACAGGGTAGTCTAGCAACAAATACTGGTGCATT